CTAAAGATGAACAGGATGATTCCGGCGATACGGATAAAGACGGGTAAACTGTAAAATGGCGGACGGCGGAGAACGAACAAGGCGAGAGACGGTATTCGATTTTTCAAACCGCGAGCTATACAACCCTGTTTACATTCAAACCTTCAAACGCCGGGAGCCGTTCCTTCATTATTTCGGTTCAGCCGGTTCCGGAAAAAGCGTGTTCGTTGCACAAAAGGAAATCGTGCTCTCCTTTCAATCGTGGCGAAGGAACCGAAAGACGCTTGTCGCCCGACGTTACTACAACACACTAGGTCAAAGCTGCTATGCCGAGCTGAAGAACGTGATATACGGGTGGAAACTGGATGATTGTTTCAAGTTCAACCGCAGCCCTTACTCGATCTTGAACACGATTACCAACGTCGAGTTCATCTTTGTCGGGCTTGATGACGTCGAAAAGGTGAAGTCTATTCAAGGTATCGATCGTGGGTGGCTTGAAGAGGCGACGGAGGTTAGAGAGATAGCGAATCTAAATGTATTGCGGGATCGTCTCCGCGGATTCTCGCTTACGCAACTCACGCTTACATACAACCCGACCGACGCGGAACATTGGCTCAATAAGGAGATTCACATTCCGGCCGCGAAAGGTCATTTCATTTTTAAGACGACCTATAAAGACAATCTCCGCCTGCTCGCTATTGATCCTGATTATGCAACTCGGCTTGAAGCCTATAAGGACACAAATCCGAATCATTATCGCATCTATGCTCAAGGGTTGTGGGGCAAGCGCCTTGAAGGTCTTGTGTATCCGGATTATGAAGAAGCGGCGGAAATGCCGTGTCGCCCGCAAGCCTATGGCCTCGATCTTGGTTGGAATGATCCGCTCGCGTTGTGTAAGGTGGCACTCGTTGACGAGATAGGGAAGGACCGCAAGCAATTATACGTCGAGCAGATGATCTACGCGTCAAAAATGGATGTTCCTGCATTTCTTGCCGAGATCAAACGGCAAAAAGTGAGCACAAAGATACCGATAGTTTATGATCCGGCACAGCCTGGACCGCTCTACGCCGATGCGTTGCGTTCGGCGGGATATTGGGTCATACCGGCGGAGAAGGCGATAGGTTCTGTTAAGGCGGGGATTCAAAATGTAAAAACGTATGACATTCGTCCGGTGGCCGGTGGTAAGAACCTTTTTGCGGAATTGAACGGGCACTCTTGGAAAAATAAGAATGGTGCATGGCTCGACGAGCCGCAGGATGGGTTAGATCACTTGTTGGACGGGATGCGTTATGCGTGTTGGTATCTTACGCGTCCTGTTTCAACCGGTTCCGCCGAATTTGAAGAATGGTATTAGACAACGTGCTGCATTCTTTTCTTGTGTTAACATTTCTCACTAGGTAGGTAACGAAATTATGGCCAACAGCTCAGATGTCAACACCGACAAGAATAAACCTTCATACAGATCGATAGCCTCTTTGACGCTTGCACCGTCATTGAAGCTAACGAGCGATCTGTGGGGAAGTGCTCTGGATATTCGTCAAAAGGGAACCGAGTACCTTACGCAATTCAATAAGGAGCCTAACAGCAAATATGAGGCTCGAAAAGATCGGTCGGTCTTTCAGAACGAGTTCAGAGAATCGATCGAGCGCATGGCGGGAATGGTATTTCGTTCAGATCCCAAGCCCGACGATCTACCGCAGCCTATCGACGCGATGATGACGGATGTTAACTTATGCGGCGACAGCTTCTGGAAGTTCGCTATTGGCGCGTTCGAGAAGTATTTGCGCGATGGGAACGGCGGTATTCTTGTCGATATGCCTCCGCTGAGCGAGTCGGCTCAAGCGAAACTCGCGGCGGGCGGACAACTCACCTTAGCTGATAGATCGAACGACCGTCCTTTTTGGGTGTTTTACGAAGCATCGCAGATAGTGAACGCTCGCTATCGAAAGGACGGTTCACGGCAAGTTCTCGAGCAAATAACACTTGAGGAGCGAACGCTTGAGGCGGATGGTGCGTTCGGCGAGAGGGAAGTGGTCCGCTATCGGGTTTTGCGTCCCGGAAGCTGGGCGGTCTATGAGCAGAAAACGGAGGATGATCTTGTTATTGTGGCGGAAGGCGATACGGCCGTGCCGGAGATACCATTTTTCACCTTCGCCGATCTTGACGAAAAACCGCCGCTTTTAACGTTGGCACTTCTTAACATTCTAAACTACAACCAAAAGAGCGATTATGACGACGTGTGCCACGTCGTTTGTACGCCTTTACGTGTGCAAAAATATGCCGCGAAAGAAGATGCAGATGTTGCGTCGAAAGTTCAGACAGCTTCTCCGGGCGTTGGGTTGAAGATATGGGGCGATCAGGCAAATGTGTTCTATGCCGAGATAGAAGGCAAAGGGCTTGAGCGAGCACGTGAGCGCTACTTGGACGTTCAAAAAGATATGGCCGCGATCGGCGTTGGTATGTTCGGGCCTGTGGACGGCGCCGCCGCTAAGACGGCATCTGAGGTTATGGATAATGCGGGCCAGAGGCAATCCCGTCTCGCTCGTTTTGCCAGGAACTTCGAGAATACCGTCGAAAAGGCGTTCTACGCGACGGCTCAGTTCTTCCAGTCAATTGGTATACCCGGCATCGATCTTGACGAAACGGAAGCAGACGCTCGAATAAAACTCAAGATCGATTACGACCGACTTACATTTAGTTTTGCCCAGTTGAACTTCTTTTCGGATCTTGTCGATTCGCAAAAGCTCTCGCTTCAAACCTTTTTACAGTATCTCGGACAACACGCCGACATGCCGGATGATTTTAACGGTGAACTTGAAATGGAGCGCATCGCGGCGGTGAATACACCTATAGCGTCGGAAGTTGAGCCGGAACCTGCTAACTAATGACCAAAAAGGAGCAGGAACAAGAGAAAGAACGGGCAAGAGAGACTGCTGTTGAGATTGGCGGGCTTGTCGCATTACTTCTTGGCGTCTCCGCAGGCAAGCACACGGTAAGTTGGGATCCGAGATCTCTACGGTTCATCGTTGACGGCCGTTATATTTCCCTTGAGACGGTTCGACGGGCTATCTTACAGATCGAAACGCGGATCGGACTGCGGATAAGCAGGATCACAGATCGTTTTGTTGACGGCGAGATCACCCTTGAAGACTGGCTCGCTGAAACGCAAAAACTTGTAGGATCGTCTCATATTCTAATGGCCGCGTTGGGCTTAGGTTCGATAGCCGCGGCCGTTGCATCTTCTGCCGTGCAAGCGAATATCACGCGTGAAAAAGGCTTTCTGACACGTTTTGCACAGGATATCCACAAGAAAGGTCTATCGGCCGCGGCGATCAAAGCACGAGCGAAATCTTATTTTCATGCCGCACGTATCCTGTTCGGAAATCTTTCGCTCGATGCCCATAAAATAACCGGATACAATGAGGTCAGACGTGTCCGGACGGCGGCCGAAAGCTGTAAAGGGTGCATTCGATGGGCGGGACGTTGGCTGCCTATCGGCGAGATGCCGCCGCTTGGGACGCTTCAATGCAGAAATTATTGCAAATGTTTTTTTGAATTTAGATGACATTCGCATCGCTTATGTGGTATAACTTTCCACAGATCGACGGTTGCCTGTTGGTCTGTCTAATCACACAACATACCATTTGATCCCCTGCGGGAAGGAGAACCAAACATGCCACTGCTGGCGATTTTAGATGAGGCCGCGTTCAACGCGTTGCCGGACGCAACAAGTCTTGGGAAAGACAGCTATTTGAAAGATGAAAAGACGGGGGCTTACGTTCTCGCCATGGACGGTTCGGAAGCGTCCAAACTCGCAAAGCCGTTAAGCGATAAGATCGCATTGCTTGAGGCGAACAATAAGAAACTTCTTGACGAGAAGGTAAAGGCGATACAAAAGCTCGAGGAGTTTACGCAGATCGGTTCTGACGATTTTGAGAAACGCTACGGCGCTCAGATCGCAACGTTGAAAGCCGAACACCAGCGGCAGCTAGACGCTAGTAAGGCCGAACTTGAAAAGGCTCAAGCGAACGTGGATGCGTCGCATAAACATCTGATATCCACAATGACGCGAACGCGGATCGCCGAGTTGAAGAACACGTTCGGGCTGAATGATCTAGCCGACGACTGGCTGGGCAACCGGATACAGGTCGTGTACGACGAGGACAACCAGCGCTACGTTGAGCGTGTGGTCGAGAATGGAGAAGTTGCCTATAAAGGGCAACAGTATAAGACGCCTCAACAGTTGATATCAGAGGCTCAAGCAAATAAGGCCCTTGCGGGTATGTTTAACGCAGGGTCCGCAGGCGGAAGCGGAGCACCGGGTAGGCAGCAATCAGGAGCGGCCGGCGCGGATAGGTACAAAGGACTTTCCGCCGCAGAAAAGTTGAAACAAGCTAGGTCGGATGGAATTAAAACACCGTAAGACAACTTCTTATTAGGGGGCGGCTACGGTTAAAAAAGGAGAAAAGAAAAAGTAATGGCACTCAATTTAATCGAAGCGGCAAAACGTTATGCGAACCCTGTACAGCAGGCTATCGTAGAAATGTTCCCCGAAAATTCAGACATTCTAATGGCATTGCCGTTCGAGACTATCAGCGGCAATGCTATGTCGTATAACCGCGAGGAGACGCTTCCGGGCGTTGGCTTTCGCGGCGTGAACGAGGCGTTCACCGAGAGCACGGGCGTGGTGAATCCTATCATCGAGCCGCTTGTCATCGCTGGCGGCGATCTTGACGTTGACAAGTTCATCGTCGAGACAATGGGTGAGGACCAGCGAAGCGTTCAGGAATCAATGAAGGTTAAGGCTTTGGCACACCGTTGGACGGAAACCTTCATCAAGGGCGACAATGCGACCGAGCCGCGTGAGTTCGACGGTTTGCAGACACGACTGACCGGTTCGCAGAAGATCGTAGCGGGAGCCACCGCAAACGGCACCCCCCTGTCGCTCGCGAAGCTCGATGAACTTATCGACAACGTGGACGCGCCGACGCATCTGATTATGAACAAGACGATGCGGCGTTTGCTGACCGCCGCTGCGCGCTCCACGTCGGTCGGCGGCTATGTAACCTACGATCAGGACGCGTTCGGACGCCGATTGACGTATTACAACGACCTTCCGATCCTTATTGCGGATCAGGATGAAACGGGAGCGGAGATCCTTCCCTTTACCGAGGTCGCGTCAAGCGGAACCGCGACGGCAACATCGATCTACTGTGTATCGTTCACCGAAGGGCGCCTGACCGGTATCCAGAGTTCACCGCCCGACGTTCGGGATCTTGGCGAGCTTGAGACCAAACCCGCTTATCGGACGCGTGTCGAATGGTACAACGGTATCGCGATCTATACCGCACGTGCGGCTGCGCGGCTTTGGTCGATATCGAAAGCAGCGGTTACCGCATAACTTCTTGTCAAAAGGTGGCTTGACGTAGCTTGAGCCACCTTAAACATCAAACAAGTTCGGAATAAGGAGAAAGTAAAAATGTCTTACACAAGTGCAAAATCGCGGCCGTCGTATCAGTTCGATTCGCTGCTCGAGTTCAAAGATGCCGGGTTGATCGCCTCAAGCGGACCGGCCGAGGTTGATAGTGCGGAAAAGATCGTTGACGTCGGAAGAGGGGCGTTCGACGGTGACATGGTCATCGATGTTTCGGCCATCGAGATCGGGACAGGCGACGAGGGTTACCATATCCAAGTTCAAGGGTCGGATTCTGCGACATTCGCACCAGGCGTCGAACGGCTTGCATCACTCACTCTTGGCGCCTTCGCTGTTACAGGCGGAGACGTGGAGAGTTCGCCCGGAAGGCGCGTTCTTCCGTTCAACAATCGCGGGCTTGACGGCAAGGTCTATCGCTATCTGCGTATTTACGTAGAGGTGGAGGGCACGATCGCGACCGGTATCAACTTTACGGCCTTTGCAAGCCAGCGGAGCTAAAAGAGGTAGATATGGCTAGAGTATCGGTCGAAGTAGTGGACGCGGCGGGTGTAACCCGCTTCGTTCGCGCCGTCGATGCGAAAGAGATACTTGCTTTGGGCGGATCATACCCCGCCCATGACAAAGATCCTTCGCGATCATCGAAAGCAGCAAAAGAACCTGAAACATCGGCGACGCCATACGCGAAGATGCGTAAGGCTGACCTTGTGGCATTAGCGGCGGAGAAAGGGATCGAAGTGGTCCCGGACGATGTAACAGTTGCCCAGATCATCGCTTTGCTTGAGGAATCTAAATAGTCAATGGCTTTTACGGAAGCGGAAAAACTGTCGATCTGCAAGATACTTGGCATCAATTCGATAGCACTTGATGCCAAGCTTGACTATTATGCGGCGTACATTACCGCAGAGGTCGAGACGGCGGTCCAAGCCGAACTTACGCGGTGGACGACCGGCGGAATCGGAGACGATTTCGTTTCGATAAGGCCGATGACGACGAATCGTGGTGTCTTGCTTGATGCCGAGAACGCAAAACGCGACGTTCGGCGGAACATCGCAAGCATGCTCTTTTTTGACGATTCGGAATACGGCGCATCATCGGATGACCAGATCGAAGTGGTTCGAGGCTGAGGTTTATTCACAAAATGTCAACGCAAACTTACAACAAGATCAGTGATGCGATGACAAAGGTCAATGACACCTTGCGGTCTGTTTTCTATCGGGACGGGACGCGGTGTTTTCTGCTTCGTCGAAGCGGCGAAACAAGTGCATTCACGGCCGTCATCGAACTTGTTGACGGCTATTTTGTCGATTGGAACGAATACCGGGAGCAAAGCAGTCTTAGTATCGCCGACCGGAACACGAGCGGGCTGAGCGACAAGATCGCTCAGGCGTCCCATTTCGCATTTGGCGTTCCCGTTGGATCAAAGATCGACGTATTTAAGATCAGTAGCGATGCACGGGATAGGATCAAACCGGACGGCCTCGATCCGTTCTGGAAGTTATACGGCGTAAGGGAGATCAACCTGCGCTATACAGTGGTTTGAAAAATGAGCGTTACGTCCCACTTTGATTCGGCCGTATTCAACCGGCAAAAGCTAAGGCAGGCCGTTGCATCGTTCATTATGCGTCAGACGAAAGATTTCAAGAATCTATCGAAACGGCGAATGATCGATTCTCAGGCATCGGGCCGCCTATACCGGCGAAAAAAAGGAGTAGGTTTCACCCGTTCGCATCGCGCCTCAGCTCGCGGTCAACGCCCGGCGATCGACACCGGTAAGTTACTTAACTCGATCAACGATCGACGCATAGGAGACTTCTCGCGGATCGTTTCCGCCGATGCAGAATATGCACCATATCTCCAGAGTGAGAGGCTTGGCCGACGTATTATGGATGACCGCGATACGGCGGAAGCTCAGGCGAAAGCGAATCGCGAAGGCAACGTATTGGCGGCTAGTTGGGTTTGATATTGATCTAAGAAGCTAATGGCACTCGATATCACAAATGAACTGATAGTTCGTAAGGCCGTGGCCGATCTTGTTGGTACGGTGGCCGAGGCGGGTTATGTTATTCCTTCGGCTCGTTACACGTCGGGCATTGAAAGCTTCTGGGCCTCTACCGATCCTACAAAGCTGACGCAGGAAGGCCTTGAGACGTCTTACATCGCGGCAACGTGGATCTACCCGATATCGTTCATTGATGATTTTGCCTCGGGGTGTTCCGACAAGCCGCTTTATAATCTAACTTACGAAATGTACATCTTTCGCCAATACGGCGAAATGCGAGAAGATGAGAGTGTTACGCCGGTGGTCTTTGACAGCAAGGTCCTCGTTCAGCATAACGACTTCATTGCGGGATGGCTGGGCATTAAGGAAGCATTCCAACGGCGGGCGAATATCGCAGGGCTGTCCGGTGCGTTCGTAACGGCCGAGACGCAGCCTATCGTGCAAACAGAGCCGATAGCAAATCAGGTGATATGCGAGTTCATTCCCGGCGTCGTCGGGTTCGCGGTAAGGCTGCAAGAGACAGTAAGGCTCTTAGAGGTCGGGTAAGGAGAGGGTAAAAAATGAAAAAGCAAAAGACACCAACACAGATCATTGACGGAAAGGAATTTTTAGCAGCCGAGAAAACATTCAGCGATGCTGAGGCAGCGGCCTTGCTTGATGACCGCAATATCATCTTCGTTGGCCCTGGCTCGCCGCCTTCGCGGATCATTGACGGCGATCTCATTATCGATCTTCCGTCCGCAGAAGATCAGAAAAAAGGGTTCTATAACGAACACGCGAGCCGGATCGCAAGGGTGTTTCCCTCGATCTTCAAGAAATTCGTTAATTTGAAAGGAGCATAACTACAAATGGCAAACACGCGACAGGTCTTGAACGACCGCTTTATAGTTTTCAACGGGGCCGGAAAGAAGCAGTCCGCGCAAGGCACAGGGCTTGCGAACGGCGATCTTGACACGCGCATTAAGTGTGCGATCACACGCGAAGAGGTTATCGCCCGCAGGGACGTTCGCGACTGTATGGATCAGGATCAAATATCGAGCGAGATAGTCTCGCGATTCGCCCGTTATACGCTCGCGATAACGGAATTGACACCGCAGATCGTTGCTCTTTTCACCGCCTGGTTTCTCGGCGGCTCAACAGCGCCGACCGGTACACCGGCCAATGAGGTGCAAACGCTTGCCCGCACCGGAACCGTCTCCGGAGGAACATTCACCATTGCCCTTACTCTTGAAGGCCGCACGGTTACAACGAAGGCTATTGCGTGGAATGCGTCAACGGCGGCCATTCAGTCTGCTTTAACGGCCGCAAGGATGCTATTTGTGCAGCCGGGCAGCGTTACGGTCGGCGGAGATTGGACGGCGGGTATTACGCTGACCTTTACGGGCAATCTCGCAAAGGCGGACATTCCGGCTGTTGTTATCGACGCGACGAATCTTACCGGATCGACGCCTGGTATCTCTGTAACGGAAACCACGAAAGGTGCGCAGAATCACCACGTCTTGGCTCGTTCCACAACGCGTGTAAAGCCGTTCATTTCATTCGCGCTTGGGTGGGATGATGTTACGAACCGCGTCGAGAAGTACATCGATCACGTTGTTGAATCCGTGAATCCGTCCATTTCGCTTGACGGCAACGCGAGTTTGAACGTCGTGCTTCTCGGCCCGTGGGAGTACGATTCCATTGAAACGTCGTTCACGATACCCGCATGCTCGAATATCGATCCTTTGCAGGCTCAGGATTGCCGTATCTCGATAGATTCAGTTTGGCAGACGACGGACGTGAACACGCTCGCTGTATCCGTGAACGATAATGTGCCGACGGATAGGCTCTCAGCCTTTCCTTTCGACGGGATCGACATTCAGAATATCGAGCGCGGACGGCAGCCCGCATACGGGCCGATATCGGCAAGCATCTTCGGAAGTGAAACAGATTCGCTGTACGATCTTGCTCAGAACGAACGCACAGAAGCGGCCGTTGCGGTGGTTATTCATTTCGGCTTTCCGGGCGACCGTGTAACGTGGAATTTTCCGGCGACAAAAGTGCGGTTTCAAACGAACCGCTTAGGCGAGGCGGGTGAGGCCCGGTACAGTACGATCCAGATCGAGGGCGTACCGTTCTCGTCCGGCGGTGCTTCACCATTCAACGCGACGGCGGACGTTGCACAGGCGACGCAGTTTCTTTTGACCTAAAAAGGCTGGAGGGCCAGATCGGATTTATATATGGATTCCTTATCAGGACGACAAATTATTATTGGGGCTGGTTTTAATGACCAGTCCCTTGCGTACTTCCATTTGAGGTCTATTTCGGTGGCCGAGGAGGAGGATTTTACGGCGAAGATCACAGCGTTGTCCGAACTAACCGGCATAGACCGCGTCGCCGCGGAGCTTGAAACCTGTGTTGCCGCGCTCGAGCTTTGGTCGGGAAGCGTAGTGAGCGGAGCACAAGACGCAAAGACGCAAAAATACGCTCCATATTTCGACACCCAACCGGAAGGGAACGGAGTTAGGGCGTTCTTCGCTCAGTTCGACGTTAGCGATGCTCACCGTCTAGCGTCACAGCTTATATATGCCTTTCGGTTAAAGTTGCAGCCGACCGTGGTTTTTCCGTAGCGTTCAAAGCTTTGTGTCGGGAATGGTTTCCGTACCAAAAAAGGCTGCGAACGCTAGGACTTGAATACGATGATTGCCCGACGATATGCTCCAAAAGAGAACCGCGCATCAAACCCGACCGAACGGAAGTATGCGCCGAATGCCCGTTAAAGAAGAGGCGGGCGGAATTTGAAAGGGCAGTGACCCGTCGTTGGGAAGAGTGGTTCGGGTTGGGGCATGGATGGGTGTTTGAAAAGCAGCTAAGCCTACTTCTCGCGATCGTGAAAGTTAAAGAGGCGTCAAAGGCCGTTATTCCGATATGGGCTGACAATCTAAGACAAGTGTACGCAAACGAGCGGTATAGATTTGAACGGATCGAAGATCAGATCCGTGCACAGTCTGTTTGAAAACCATGAATACAGTTCAAATAATATTTGACGGCGATGCGACCCCGTTGATGGCGACGGTGGATCGCATCGCCGCGAAACTTAAGAACCCGATAGGTAATATCGGCGGCACTGTGAACGTATCCACAATGCTTGCAGCGCCGATCGTTAAAGCGAACACGGAGATCGAGAGATCGGTCAACCGTATGCGAGAAAAGGTCGAGGAGAGCACCACGCGCTCTCAGCAGGCCTTTCAGGCGATGGGCGGCTTTATAAAAGGTATTGCGGCCGGCGTCGGGTTTGCGACAATAGTGCATACGGTTGACGCGTTGATAGATCGGGCGATCGAAGGAGAGCGAGCGACGCGGCTGCTGTCGGCCGCTGCCGTTGAGGCTGG